TTTACCTTTATGGTATCAAACAATTTTTGTTGGAGTAATTGCATCAGTCTATGGACTTAAAGCAACACATCTGATAAAAGGAAAATAACTAGGAGAAAACTATGAGAAACGATTACGGAACAAGACCTTACATTTCAAGATTTTCAAAAGGCAAGTCTGTTAAAAAACAAACTGCTAATGATAAGCTAGATGAATCTTTAGGAATGAGAAAAGGAAAAGAGTCTACAAAAAAACAAAGTTTTAAAGATAGAAGAGACGAATCAAGAGGTTAATTATGGCTGAAAAAAAACTAACAAGACAAGAATCTATTGTAAAAGAAAAAAAAGAAAATAAACTTAGAGGTGTAACAACTAAACCAGGACTTCTTCAAAATAAACTTAGAGGTAATGTAAAAAGACAAGAATCTATTAAAATAGAAAAAAGACAAGAAAAAATTAAAAGTAAACGAGGGCGGCTTAAAGCTGGTGGAATGGCACAAAAAGGTTTAGGCAGAGCATTCAAAAAAGGCGGAAGAGTTTAATTATGGCTGGATTTGGAATAGCTTTAAGAGGTCTTGGAATGCTTGGAAAAAAGAAAGCTTCTAAAACTATTAAGAGTGTAAAACCCTTGTCAAACACAGGTGGTAAAACAGTCGAACAAGTTAAACAAGGTGCAGCTAAATCAAAACTAGACTCAGCTAAATTTAATTTAAAACAAACATTTAAAGAATCAGATAGAGTTTTAGATAAACTTAAAAATACAATAAAAAAAAGAGAATCTAAAATGGGCGGCGGTATGATGGGTCGACAGATGTATAAAAAAGGTAAATAATGATAAACAAAATTAAAAAATTTATAAAACATATAATAGAAAAAATACTTGGCAAAAGATGCCAGTGTGATAACTAAAAAAGGAGAAAAAATGGCAAAAGCTGGAGACAAGGGTCGACCAACAAAAGCTAATTTTATAGCAGCAGCTAAGACAGCTAAGAAGCCCGTTAAGAAAAAAGCGTAATGGCAATTAGAAAGACAACAAAAGGTCCAGGTGCTAATTACCGGCCCACTAAATCTGGTGCAGGTATGACAACAAAAGGCGTTAAAGCTTATAGAGCTGCTAACCCAGGATCTAAATTAAAAACAGCTGTGACTGGAAAAGTGAAAGCTGGATCAAAATCTGCTAACAGGAGAAAATCGTATTGCGCTAGAAGTGCAGGACAATTAAGAAACTCTTCTGCTAAGACAAAGAACGATCCTAATTCTCGTATCCGTCAGGCACGAAAAAGGTGGAAATGTTAAATGATAGACGCAGAACAAGTAATATATAAATTAAATAGAGCTTTAGATAGAAGAATAGAAGCTCTTTCTCTTTCTGTCACATCCGGTGGGGTTGACAAGATGGAAACATATAAGTATATAATAGGACAAATTAATGCATTGGAATCAGTGCGACAGGAAATCTCTAACCTGCTAAATGAGAAGGAGCAAGAAAATGAAAACACAAACGGAACTGTCGTCAACATCGACAGAAATACCAAAAATACACCTACCTAATAAAAAATTAGTTGGTGTAAAAAAATCTAAAGAAGAACCAATAAAAGAAATTACAAAAGAAACTACAAAACTTCCTCAACCTACCGGTTGGAGAATGTTAGTTTTACCTTTCAGAATGAAAGAAAAAACTGACGGTGGAATTCTATTAGGTAACGAAACAATAGATAGACAACAAGTTGCATCTCAATGCGGAAACGTTTTGGCGATGGGAGATGGTTGTTATGCTGATAAAGATCGTTATCCAAAAGGTCCTTGGTGCAAGGTTGGAGATTGGGTAGTCTTTGCTCGATATGCTGGCTCAAGGATTGAGATAGATGGTGGGGAAGTAAGACTCCTCAATGAAGACGAAGTCTTAGCAACAGTCAAGGATCCTACGGATATCTTGCATAAATATTAACATAGGAAGGAACTATGCCAGAAATAGAAGAAAAGAAAAAAGAGCCTATGGTTGACATTGATACATCTTCTCCAGATACGGAAGTAGATTTACCAGAAGTTAAACCAGATGGAACAGTTATAGAAGAACTTGTAGCTGAAGAAACAAAAGAACCAGTAAAAGAAGAATCAGTAAAAGAAGAATCAGTAAGAGAAGATGATAAATTAGCTGACTATAGTAAAGGTGTACAATCTCGTATTGCTAAACTCACAAAGAAAATGAGAGAAGCAGAACGTAGAGAAGAAGCCGCTACACAATATGCAGCCTCTTTAGAAGCTCAAAGAACTCAAGAACAAACTAGATATAAAAAATTAGATACAGATTATACTAAAAGATTTGAGTCCAATATCAAAATCGGAATGGAGTCGGCACAACAAGCATTAGCTGCTGCGATCGAATCCGGTAACGCACAAGAACAAGTAGAAGCTAATAAAAAAATAGCAACTCTTGCTTTTGAAAATGCTAAATTGGAACAACGTAAACAAGCAGAAACATTTGATCAGGGTGAGCCTGTCAAACTTTCTGACGGTGGAAATTTACCACGACAGACACCAAGAGAACTACCTAGACAAGAAATCTCTGATCCTAAAGCGGAAGGATGGGCATCTGAAAATACATGGTTCGGACAAGATAGAGCTATGACTTTTACTGCTTTTGAAATTCACAAGGATTTAGTAGAAAAAGAAGGGTATGATCCTAAGTCTGATGAATATTATGTAGAAGTTGACAAAAGAATAAGAGTTGACTTTCCACAGAAATTTGGTAATACTAGTAATTCGTCCAGAGCCGTTCAGTCGGTCGCTTCAGCACAAAGAAGTGTTAAACCGGGACGCAAAACTGTGAGACTCACTTCCTCTCAGGTAGCAATAGCTAAAAAATTAGGAGTGCCACTCGAAGAATATGCGAAACAATTAAAACTCACGAAGGAGGCATAAGCATATGAAAAAAACAGAAAATACGACTTCTCGTGCGGCTGTTACTAGGTCAAAGACTGAAAGACCAAAAACGTACAAGCCACCGTCATCTTTAGATGCACCAAAAGCGCCAGATGGCTTTAGACACAGATGGATAAGAGCTGAATCAATGGGATTCAACGACGGTAAAAATATTTACGGTCGATTAAGAGAAGGATATGAATTAGTGAGAGCTGATGAATATTCTGATCAAGATTATCCAATAGTGGCTGAAGGTAAATACGCTGGGGTCATTGGAGTAGGCGGCCTTTTGTTGGCAAGGATACCCGAAGAAATTGCAAAGCAAAGACAAGACTATCAGAAAAAACTTACTGAAGGTCAAGACGAAGCAGTTGAGAACGATCTACTTAGGGAACAACATAAGAGTATGCCGATCAATGTTGATCGACAATCTCGTGTAAGCTTCGGTGGTACAAAAAAATAAAGCAATTTATTTATCATCGATTTAAATAATAACAATAGTTCACAACGATGTTGTGAACACAATGGAGAACAAACAATATGGCAAATAGAAACGCAGCCGGTTTTGGTATGATTCCGTCAATGAGAGTTGGTAATACACCTTCTATTCAAGGACAGTCTAAATACGAAATCGCGGCAGGATATGCGACAGCTATGTACCAAGGTGATCCAGTGAGAATAAATGTTAGTGCGACAGTAGGTGGATACGTAGTATCTGCAATTGCTGGCACAGCGATGGTTGGAGTTTTGAATGGAGTATTTTATACTGCACCAACAACTTTGAAACCAACGTTTCAAAACTTTTATACACAGGTGACGCCAGGTAATAGTGAAACAATAACAGCGTTTGTCAACGATGATCCTTTTCAGGAATATCTAATGGCAACGAATGCAACGTTGGGAGGAACTGTAGCACTAAGACAATCTAAAGTAGGTTTGACTTATGCAACAAGTGCTTCTTCAACAGCTGGATCGGGAGCTTCTAGTATATCACTAGATATCGCTTCTGCAGCAACTACGGCTAAACAATTAAGATTAGTCAGAGTAGCTGAAGATCCAGAAAACCAAGATGAAACAGTAGCGTTCTGCTCAGTGATAGTAAAAGTAAATCTATCTCAGTACGTTGTTGGATCGTTAGCAACAGGAATATAAGGATATAAATCATGGCAATATCACGATCACAGCTAGTTAAAGAACTAGAACCAGGTTTAAATGCTTTATTTGGCCTGGAGTACAAAAGGTATGAAAATCAGCATGCTGAAATTTATACATCAGAATCAAGTGACAGAGCTTTCGAAGAGGAAGTTATGTTATCTGGATTCGCTAACGCGCAAATAAAAGGTGAAGGTCAAGGGGTTGCATTCGATGAAGCTCAAGAAACTTACACTGCACGTTACACAAACGAAACGATCGCATTAGCATTTGCTATCACAGAAGAAGCTATCGAAGATAACCTCTACGATAGACTAGCTTCAAGATACACAAAAGCTCTTGCAAGATCTATGTCGAACGCTAAAGAAGTAAAAGGTGCTCAACCATTGAACAACGGTCTACCAGGTGTAGCTACGTTCAACTCTGGTGACGGAGTATCTTTATTCAATACAGCTCATACTACTATCAGTGGTACGAACGTATCGAATACTTTGACTACGCAAGCTGACTTAAACGAAACTTCATTAGAAGCTGCTTTAATTGATATCGCTGCTTTCACTGATGAAAGAGGTTTAAGAATCGCTGCAAAAGGAGTAAAAATGATTATTCCTTCTGCTAACCAGTTCAACGCTGAGAGATTGATGAAATCTCAAGGTAGACCTGGAACAGCTGATAACGACATCAACGCTATCAACAGCATGGGAATGATCCCACAAGGTTATAGAGTTAATAACTTTTTAACTGATGCTGATAGTTGGTATATCATTACTGATGTACCTAACGGTATGAAAATGTTCCAAAGAACACCATTGACAACTTCAATGGAAGGGGACTTTGATACTGGAAACGTAAGATACAAAGCTAGAGAAAGATACGTGTTTGGCGTATCTGACTATAGAGGTATCTTCGGTTGTGAAGGTGCGTAAGCATAAATAATTTAATAAGGCGGCCTTAAAACCGCCTTATTTTAATTTTACTTTAATAAACTCATGAAAAAATTTTTAATAAAAATCAGAGCTTCTGGCTACGCAGCTCATTTTACAGTTACGGCAAAAGACGAAGCTATATCTTTAGAAAATGCTATCATTGACAAACTAGGAAAAAATGATATAAATTGGGACAAGTCAGAGTTTTATGCTTTGACAAAAACATGGTTAACATTTGAGGAGATCAAAGATGAGCCACTTACAAGACCTTTACAAACAGAAGAGGTCATTGGAGTTAAAATGGGAGCAGGAACATCTATCTGAAAATAGATACACTCTCGATATGGTTAGAATCGATAAAAAGGTTCGAGAAGTAATAAGCCATATCAAAATGGCAGAAGCTAAAGAAGCTAGTCAAACTGCTAAAGTAGAGGGTTCCGCACCACAAGTTTCCGTAGCTACTTAATAAACAAGCTACATCATTGAAATACACACTTCACTACAAGATCTCTTGCACTTCATATAAAAATCATATATATTTTAACCACTATACATAAACAATAAAACAAGTGAATATAGACGCGTATAGTCGACATCCCTAGAGGACTATATTTACATATTCTAGGAGGAATATAAAATGGCAAAAACAAACTTTTCTGGACCAATATCGTCTGGAAATATACAAACAAGTAATACAGGTATCATCGGTTCTGGCGTAAGAAATGTTGGATTCGTTGAACTAGCAGCAACCTATCAATTCGCTTTTGCAGACTTTGAATATAATAATGATGATTCAATT